CATAGTTTAAAAGAGTTGCCATATATTATAAAGCATGATCCGGTGAAAAGTAAAATATATAATAAAATTGTCAAAGAAGCTGAAAAGGATTATGTTGAAACTAAAAATGGCAAAAGCATTGAAAGGTTAGTTACTGATCATAATTTTTACTTAATGCAATGTGAAAATTTAAAAACTAGATTAGAGCAATTAGATCGTAGATATAAAAAAATATTTGCTGAAAATTTAGAAATGAAACGAATTATTTATATTATGGCCGATACTGACTAAATATTTTTTAATTTTGTAAAAAAACTTTATGAAAAGGAATCCATATGAAAAGTATTTAGGCAAAGAAGATGTATTGCAAAATCAAGTTATGAGATATATTGGTTTAAAATATCCTGGTGCGCTTTATACTCATGTCGCTAACGAGGGTAAAAGAACTAGGTTTGAGCAATACAAAATGAAATACTTAGGCACTAAAGCTGGGATTCCTGACATAATGATTTTTGATCCAAACAAAACAAAGAATGGTTTAGCCATTGAATTAAAAGCTGGTTATAATAAACCTACTGAAAGGCAAAAAAAGTGGCTTAAAGAGCTTGAAAACAAGAACTGGGTAGCTGTTTGGAGTAATAATTTAGATGAGTGCATTGAAATAATAGATAAATATTTTAACAACAAATAATGGCTAGATCAAAAAAAATATATTTTGAGGAAGAAAATCAAAAGGTCCGATGGACACAATCTAGCTCAGATGGGTTTAAATATGATTATAAATTTATTGGAGTTGCAAGTGAGGCAGAGTTTGATTTGCTTATGGAACTGCTTTGGTTTATGTACGAAGATGATGAGATTTCTTATAATCAATTTTTTGACACATTTAGAGAGCTGAAAACATTTTGTGATGGAATTAAAGGTTTGGTCGACAAACAATAATTTTATTACTTAGCGACTTATTTATGAAATACAATAAGATTTTAAAACCTAAAAAGTTTGACCACTTTACTATTATACCTAGCTACATATTTAGGCATAAAGGCATTTCAGTTGGTGCTACTGGTTTGTATGCTTATTTATTTTCTCATACAGCTGAACAAGAAATAACAATTCAATTTATTTGCGGGCATTTTAAAGAATCAAAAGGTGCTATTGCCAGAAAATTAAATGAGCTAATAGATGCTGGTTTTGTCATTAGAGATAGGGTTACTGACAAAGGTAAATTCAAGGGTTATAACTATACACTTAAAGCCAAACCAAAAACCCAAAAACCGAAACCGATTAAACCAGAACCTCAAAATGGACCACAAAGTAATATTAATATATATAATGATAACAATATAGAAAGTAATAATAATATGCATAGTAATTTAGTTTTAAAAGTTTACCCACATTTTGTAAACTTATTTCCAAAAAAATATCAGCCACAAAGTGAAAGCCAAAAAAATAAATGGCTAGGTTGTTTAGATAAATTAGAGAGAATTGAAAAATTAGATTTTCATAAACTTTGGTTAGTAGTTAAGTTTATTAGAGAACATGAGTTTTGGGGTGTGCATTTTTTAAGTTTATTGAAACTTAGAAATAAAGATAAAAATGGGATTATGTATGTACACAAATACATTGAAACTTATGACAATGCCAACAAACCTAAATTTTGGTGGCGAGTGAAAGGATTAATTAAATATTTTATTTACCAGGAAAATGGCAAAACATTACTTGGAGCTGAAACCAAAAAAGGTCAGTTAAATGAATTTAATATATCACAAACATTAAATAAATATCAAATAAATCAAATAAAAAAAATTATATCTGGTGATAATTAATAAAGTTTATACTCTTGATAAATATGAACAAGATATTGTTTATCTAGCCGCTGAGCAAAGGCATAACAATAAAATAAAAACTGGCTGGGATGGTTTTAAAACAGTCAATGAAAAATCATATTTAGAATTAAATATAGTTGGTTTTGGTGGTGAGTTTATATTTGCAAGGGAAAACAATTTATACCCAGATTTTAAAATACATAACACTAGTAAAGTAAATAAAACAGATGACTATGATCACCAATGGCTAGGACATAGTGTTGATGTAAAAGTAAATAGAAAAGATCACCCACTAATGATTCCAGAATATGCAAATACTGATTGTAAAATATTTGCCTTATTTACTTGTAATTATCCAAACTATACTTTTGAGGGTTTTTCTTTAAATAATATTATTTTTCAAGATTGTAATAAAAAAATGACTAAAGTTAAATCTTATGTTATTGAAAAAAATAACCTATTAAGTTACAAAGAATTAATTTTTTTGTTAAATATTTAAAATTAATTTATATATTTAAAAAATATTTTTATTTATGAATCACTATAATGACTTGTTGGCTCTTGGTATTAACCTTAAAAGATCAAATGGATCTGTTAAAACCAAATGCCCAAAATGTTCACATACCAGAAAAAATAAATCAGATGATTGTTTATCGGTAAATATTGATGATGGGTTATATAATTGTCATAATTGTGGATGGGGTGGCAATGTAGGTATTAAGTTTAAGAAAAAAGTTGATTTTGTTTTACCGCCTAAAGTCAATTCCAACATTGCCGAAAGGGTTATTAAATGGTTTGGCAACAGAGGCATTACTGAGCCAACACTAATACATTGGAAAATAGGCGAATCATTAGAATATATGCCGCAAGTACAAGCCAAAAGAAGATGTATAAATTTTAATTATTACAGAAATAATGAAATTGTAAATGTAAAATATAGAGATGGTGAAAAGAACTTTAAATTAGTTTCTGGAGCTGAACTTATATTTTATGGTATTGATAATATTAAAGAATTACAAAAGTGTTATATAGTTGAGGGCGAAATGGATGCTTTAAGTTTACATGAAGCTGGGTTATATAGTGTTTGTTCAGTTCCTAATGGTGCTAGTAAAGGTTCACAAAAGCTAGAGTATTTAGATAATTGCTATCAATATTTTAAAGACAAAAAAGAAATTATACTTTGTACTGATAATGATGATGCCGGTTTGCAACTAAGAAATGAACTAGCTAGAAGATTTGGCAAGTATAGATGTAAGTATGTTGAGTTCGGTGATTATAAAGATGCTAATGAGGTTTTAATTGAAAAGGGAGCTGAGACACTTAGAAATATAATTAAACAAGCTAAGGATTTTCCACTTGAGGGTGTTTTAAATTTAGATAACATTTGGCAAGATGTTTTAAATTATAATGAAAATGGCATTACTAATTATTCTATTGGCTTACCAGGATCTGATAATTATTTTAAAATGGCATTTGGTGAGTGGACAGTTGTGAGTGGGATTCCTAATAGCGGTAAATCAGACATATTAGATCAAATACTTTGTAATATATCATTACAACATGACTTTAGATGTGCAATGTTTTCGCCTGAGAGTTTTCCTTATGAGGGCCATATTAAACGTATAGCAAATAAATTAAATCAAAAAAATTGCAATAGTGAAGATTTAAATAATACAAAAGATTTTATTGAAGATCATTTCTTTTGGATCAAGATTGATTTAGAAAACTTAACCTTAAAAGGTATTTTAAATGCATTTAGAGAGCTTGTATTTCAAAAGGGTATAAATGTATGTGTTATAGATCCATGGAATATGTTGGACCATTCAGCTCAAAGAGATCATAGTTATATAGGCAAAATACTTAGTCAAATAACACAATTTTGTCAGCAAACCAATACTCATTTATTTTTAGTAGCACATCCAAGAAAAATTGAAAGTGAGGGTGGTGTTTATAAAAAGCCAACATTATATGATATTTCTGGCTCAGCTGATTTTTTTAATAAGGCATATAATGGATTAATTGCATATAGATGCATTGGACAAAAAACAAAATACAAAAGTGATGTTGTTAGAGTTCATGTCGAAAAGGTCAAACGTAAAGAGAATGGCCAGCTAGGCGATTTTGAGATAGCTCCAGATTTTGATAATGGGGGTATTTACAAAGAGATATTTCAAGGCGAAAAGAAAATACAAGTAATAAAAGATAATGTTCCATTTTAAAAAATTAAATTATGAAATTAGAAATTAAAGAACCATTAAAAATTAATAATGAAGATTTAACTTTTGCAATTACAGAAGTTGAAGATGCCTCATTTCATTTATCATGGGTTGATCCATGTGATGAACATGAAAAATTTTCTGATAGATTGTTAGAAGTAATGTATTTATTAATTGAAATTAGAAAAAGATTATGACACAAAAAGAATTTATTGAAACTAGACAATATATCTTAGACAAAGCTCAAGATATAATGGATGCTAAGCAGCCAGAATACACAAACAAAAGTATTGATGTATTAAATAACTTTAAATCAACTGCTGAAAGTATAGGAATCAAACCTATGGAAGTTTGGGCAGTATTCTTTAATAAGCATATACAAGCCATTTTAAGCCATGCTGGTGATCCTAGTATGCATCAAGCTGAGCCAATAGATAGTCGTTATGCAGATGCTTTAAATTATCTGTTCTTAGGGTTTGCAATGCTTGTTGAAGATTCTAATAAAAAAGATATAATATCCGGCACAGAATGAATAAATATTTAAAAGCACAATCTTGGTGTTTAGAAAATAATATTAAGGTTTATATAGTTCCCATTAAGGGCAAAAAAAAATGTTATGTTGAAATAAATGATGATGGCCAATTAATTAGATCTCCTAAAACTTATGCATATCAAAAAGATGCAAGTGATAAAATATGGGATTTGTATTTGTATTTATATGAAAAAAAGCAAAATAATTAAAATAAATTAAAAAAATATTTTGTTATTTAAAATATATTTGTAATTTAGCTGTATTAAAACAAACAAATTAATATAAATTAAAAATTACAATTATGAAATTACAATCAAGAAAAATCGGAGTTGCTGGAGGATTTATTAATCAAGTAATGGGCAACAATGCAACACTACCAAAAGTTGGTGAGGGTGCTACAATTTTACACTATTCTGACAGATCAGCTTATGAAGTTATAGCTGTTTCGGAATCTACTAACTCATGTATAATAAGAAAAATGAACTGCATATTTGTAGGTGATGGTTATGGTGATGAAAGATATGAGTACAAAAGTGATTTAAATGGTAAAACTATCTTATTAGAATGGAATGAAAAAAAAGGTAAATGGGGTAAAGTAACTTATAAAGTTCAGATAGTTAAGTCATTAGAAAAAAGATTAAGTGAGCAATTTGAATATCCTTATAAAAATTTACCTAATGGTTTAACTTATGATGATTTAAAAATAGAAGATGAAGATAGTGATTGGGGTTATAGATTAAAAGTTGTAAAAGGTATTACTAAAGAATACAAGTATTTTAAACCAATTTCAATAATATTTGGAAGAATGGAAGAATACAGAGATCCAAGTTTTTAAAACCTAATATAAAAAGCCAGGTTAATTCTATTGGCATTAGGTAATCAAAGGGGGTTTTACAACTCCCTTTTTTTTATGTAATTTTGTTAAATGGCAAATAGACAAGTTTCGACACATAAAAAAAGATTAATGCTCAAAGCATTGGAAAAAAGTTTATCAGTTGTTACAACAGCTGTAAAACAAGTAGGCATTGATAGGCAAACACATTACAACTGGCTTAAAAAAGATCCTAAGTATGCAGCAGATGTAAAAGACATTGAGAATGTTACATTAGATTTTGCAGAAAGCCAATTACATGAACAGATACGAGATGGCAATGTAACAGCTACAATATTTCTGTTAAAAACAAAAGGGAAAAAAAGAGGGTATATCGAAAGGCAAGAAATACAACACGATAGCTCTATTGAAAGCAAACTAATTGAATGGACACCGGCCAAAGACAAAAAGTAACTGAATATTGCAACAAACAATTTTATGAAGCTGTAAATACTAATGCTAGATTAAATATCTGGCAAGGCGGTACAAGAAGCGGAAAATCTTGGAGCTTGATGCAATACTGTTTATATGTAATGACTACTGAAAAGGAACCATTGACTATAAGCATAGTAAGAAAAACACTACCAGCACTTAAAAGATCAGTTCTAAGAGATTTTTTACACATATCTAGGCAACTAGGTATATATTGGAATGGAGTGCATAATAAGTCAGAAAATACATTTGAATATAATGGCCATACACTAGAGATGTTTAGTGCTGATGATGCACAAAAAATTAGGGGATCTGCCAGAGATATATTATGGATTAATGAGGGCAATGAATTATTTTTTGAAGATTATCAACAATTAGTAATGCGAACCAGGAAAAAGATATTAATTGATTTTAACCCATCAGATCCAGTTCATTATCTTTATGATCTAGCCGAAAGGGATGATGCTAACTTATTTATCTCAACATATAAAGACAATAAATTTTTACCTAAAGAGTTAGTTGATGAAATTGAAAGGATTAAAGAACGAGATCCTGACTATTGGAGAGTATATGGTGAGGGCCAAAGAGCTGTATTTAGTGAAAAGCAAATATTTAAAAACTGGAATTACATACCGCATAAAGATTTTCCACAATTAGATGATGAGGTGCTAGGATGTGATTTTGGATTTTCCCAAGATAATTTAGCTATTGTAAAAGTGGGCAAACATAACAACAACCTATATATTCATGAATTGATTTATAAAAAGGGAATGACAAACAGAGATATTGCTGAGTTTATAAAACAACAAAAGCTAGATGAAATGCTAATGTATTGTGATAGTGCGGAGCCAAAAAGTATTGAGGAACTAAGGCAAATGAGCATATGGGCCAAACCAGCTGTAAAAGGTCAAGGCAGTATAAATGCCGGTATTTCATTATTAAAAGAGTTTGATATATACGTTAGTGAGGAATCAATGAATATTTTAAAAGAACAACAAAGCTATATTTATGATGAGCTAAAAGATGGCACAATAATCAATAAACCAAAATCTAACCAAGCGGACCACCTTTTAGATTCGATCAGATATTGTGTATATAGTAGATGGCGAAATCGTAATGACTTTTTTGTTGTATAATAAAAGAATTTATTATTTTGTATTTTTACATAAAATTTTATTTTAATGGCATCATTCTTTGACCGATTCAGAAACCTATTAACCAAAAATGCTCAACAAACAGCACAAGAATATAACAAAGCTATTTATAACTGGCTTGGTGAAAGCATAGTTTGGAATCCAGAAAACGACACTACATATATAAACGAGGGTTACAGAAAAAACTCAACTGTATATTCATTAGTAAATATCATTGCAAAAGCCGCATCATCAATACCATTTCAAGTATATGAAAAGGTAAATGACAATGATTACAAAAGATATAAAGCCATGAATAATGGCATACTAGATCCTAGTGTTATGCATAAAGCAAACTATTTAAAAAAGAAAGCATTAGTTGAATTGCATAATACTGATTTACATAAATTATTAGAACGACCAAACCCAGCGCAATCTTATGCATCTTGGATAACTGAGCTAATTGCATTTGGTAAATTAACCGGCAACAGATACATTTATGGCATTGCTCCGGAAACTGGCAATGGTGCTGGTAAATACAAAGAGCTATATGTTATGCCTAGTCAATTAATAGAAATTATTTCTGGTGGTTATATGCAGCCAGTAAAAGAATATGCTATTGAGTACAATGGCCAATATAAAATACCAGCTGATCAAATATGCCATATAAAAGATTTTAACCCTTACTTTGATGGATCTGGTTCACATCTTTATGGGCAATCACCATTAAGAGCTGGTTTAAGATCAATGACAACAAATAATGAAGCTGTACAAACTGGGGTTAAATATTTACAAAACCAAACAGCCAGAGGGGTGTTAATGAGTGATGAGGGTGATTTAAATGAAGTTCAAGCACAACAATTAAAAGATAAGTTTAGAAAAAACTTTCAAGGCGCTGATAATGCTGGTGATATAATTATAACTCCAAAAAAATTATCATGGGTTAATTTTGGATTAAATGCAAGTGATGTTAGTTTAATAGAGCAATACAATGCATCTATAAAAGATCTTTGTAATATCTACAACGTACCAGTTACACTTTTAAATAATACAGAAAGCTCAACATTTAATAATGTAAAAGAAGCTAAAAAAGCATTATATCAAAATTGTGTTATACCAGAGCTTAACAAAATACAAGATGAATTAAACAGATGGTTAGCGCCAAAGTATGGCGAAAAACTTTGTATTGAGTTTGATTATAGTGTTATCCCAGAATTACAAGAGGAAACTGAAAAGGTTGTAAATCAAATGGCTCAGGCATGGTGGCTAACTCCAAATGAAAAAAGAGCTGCAATGAGTTTTGGAACTGATGAGGAAAATCCAATACTAGATGATTATTATATACCAGCTAATTTAATACCGGCATCTGGCAATGATATTGATTTAGAAGATCCACAGCCGGCACAAAATGATGAGGAAGTTGAAAAGATGTTTTTAAAAGCCGAAGTTTCTGCTAGAACTGAAAAGGCATTAAAAAAAAAAGTAGAAGATCATAATTCATCTGTTGAGGCAGCATCTAAAAAAACTAGCTTAGGTACTCTAAAAGCTGTATTTAAAAGAGGTGTTGGTGCTTACAATACAAATCCTAGTAGTGTGCGACCAAATGTATCTAGTGCCGATCAATGGGCAATGGCTAGGGTTAATTCATTTTTATATGCATTAAAGAATGGCAAATACAGAGGTGGCAAACACGATACTGATTTATTGCCAGAGGGACATCCAATGAGTTCTAAAAAAGAAATGTTTTTAGATATTGAGGTTAAAGATGGTATTGAGGTTAAAGCAACTTATAATGATTATCCACAAAGTGCAACTAACAATGCTAAACGAGTAAAGAATTGGATCGAAAAACATGGCAGAAATGAAGTTGATGGAATGACTGAGGTTGGCTTAGCTAGAATGAATCAATTAATAGCTAGAGAATCACTTAGTTTGTCAACTTTAAAAAGAACTTTTAGTTTCTTATCTAGAACTAAAGGCGGTGGGTATGATAAAATAAATCCTGATTATAGAGACACCCCCTGGAGAGACAAAGGGTATGTTGCTTTCTTAGGATGGGGTGGCCAAAGTATGCTGACTTATGCTGATAAAAAATTAAAGCAAATAGAAAATGAGTAATGGAAAATGGAGAGATGCATTTGAAAAGCAAAGGCAAATAACAGAAAAACGTAACATCTCAAAATTTACTAGATATTATCAAGGTCAATACAATAAAGGTGTTGATAATGTTTTAAATACCGGGAATACTAACTATCAAAACCTATTTACTGTTGAGTTTTTTAATAATATGTATTTAGAGTTATTTCAAGATACATCAATGCATTTTGCTAAATGGTATGCTAGAACTTTTGACAAACTAATTAAAAAAGGTGTTAATAGCAAAGAGTATGTTACTCAATGGCAAGCTGCATTTGGATTATATGCCAAACAAGTAGCAGCAACAAATGTTGTTCTAGTAAGTGGAACTGCAAAAAAAACATTAGTTAAAATAACACAAAGATTGTTTAGTGATCCTGAGTTTATGACTTTAGGTTATGATGCAAAAGCTAGGATATTAAAAAAACAATTTACTAAATACTCAAGATATCAAGCACAAAGATTAGTTAGAACAGAAACTACAAGGGCCGCAAACTATGGAGTTGAGCAAAGTGCCTTGACTGTTTTTCCTGGCGAAAATCTTATAAAAGAATGGTCCACATCATTAGATGGCCGAGAACGAGATTGGCATGGCGTGGCTAATGGCCAAAAAGTAAAACAACAAGATTCTTTTATTGTTGGTGGCGAAGCTATTATGCGACCAGGTGAGGGTTCTGGCCGAAATGTAATAAATTGTAGATGCTCAGCTATTTATTATCCAGATCAGTCAAACCAACCTAGCCGATCAAGTAATTTACTATTTAATATCGGTGCTGGCTTAGCAATCAATGAGCTGACAAAGGATTAAAAATTATTTTAGTAATTTTACAAAAAATATATTTATATGGAATTTATTTACAAAGCGGCTCCACTTGGTGATGTTGTTATGGATTTTGATGAAAAAAACAACATTGTTAAAGGTTATGGATCTTATTTTGACAACAAAGATAGCGACCAAGATATTATCAGAAAAGGCGCATACCAAAAAACAATACAAGAAAATGGCTCAAGGGTTAAGTATTTATATCAACATGATATGATGCAGCCAATAGGTAAAATGAAAGAGTTATATGAAGATGAAAAAGGTTTAGTATTTGTTGCCGAAGTGCCTAAAACACAACTTGGAACTGATGTTATTGAACTTATGAAAGCTGGAGTAATTACTGAAAATTCTGTTGGTATTATGCCAATAGTAAAAGAACAAAAAGGTGATTATAGGGAAATAAAAGAAGTAAAACTATATGAAATTAGTGCTGTTACTTTAGCAGCAAATGATCAAGCTAAGATATTAGATGTCAAAGGCACTACTAATATTGATCAGATTTACAAAAGATATGACAATATCTGTAAATTAATTAGAAAAGGCAATATCTCAGATGATATGGGATATGCCCTAGAATCCGAAATTATCAAACTCAAAACATATTTCATTAATGCTACTCAGCCAGTTGAGGAAACTACTGAGCCAGTCGAAGTCAAGCAAGAGATTGATGTTTATAAATACTTGTTAAATAATTTAAAATAATTCTTACTAAAATGGAAGAAAACGTAAAAAAACAGCTTGACCAAATAGGGGATCTTATTGATTCTAAATTGGAAAAAGCTCATGGACAAGCACTAGAAAGTGCTACTGGTAAGGCAGATGAAATGCTAAAAAGCGAAATTTCAAACCTTGCTAACAAATTTAATGAGAGATTAGATCAAATGGAAGTTGCTAACAAGAAAAATCTTGAGGCAAAAGCTAATGAAAATCTAACTTTCAAAGGTGGTTTAATGAAACAAATTAATGATGGAGCTATTGAAAATATCGTAAAAGGTAATTCAAGATCTGCATCTTTTGAAGTTAAAGCTGACATGACTGTTGGTGCTGACTTTACTGGAGAAGTTATACCAGCTGATAGAGTACC